AACCACATCCGTCGGCTTGGAAGAAAACGGTAGAGTTAAGCAAGTTCAAGGTAGCAGATGACTTAACACCTACCTGCACTTGACCTGCAGATTGCAAAGTTGAAGCGGTTTTTGAACCGAACAACGCTTTAACCAACAAGTCAGTAGACTGCTCATTGGTGTAGTTTGCGAGAGAAGATACAACGAATGCCATAGTATTTTATTTTGTTTTTTTTTGTTTGTTTATTTTTTTAATGCGTTTGCAAATTTCTTCAAGTTCTCGAATTGAGACTCAACTTTGCTAGGGGTGTGAGGCTTCAAAGTAGGCTCGTCGCTAGGTAAGTCAATCATTTTCTCAACCAACTCTACTACTTTAGACATAGCCTCTTTGTGAGATACTCTCTCGCTTACAAGAGACTCGATAGAAGCAGTCAATTGAGCAATCTTAGACTCAAGACTTTCTACTACTTCGTTGAAGTGAGATACGGTAGCGAACTCTTCTGCTTCAACAGAGATTTCTACTTCGGGTGTTTCCATCTCTGGCTTAACGATTTCAGTCACAACGCCATCAAGAGTAGTTACAAGAGTACCATCTTCGATTTCGTGTGTTGCGTCGGGTGCAAGAATATCGCCCTCAGCAGTCTCTACCATTACGATAGTACCTACTGACAACTCACCTTCCCATTTTACGATAGTACCATCTTTCAACATTGCTGTCTCGAAAGAGATACTTTTTTCTTCTTCAAATCCCAACAAAGTGCGGACTTGTTTTAGAGTTTCTTTTGCGTTCATCATAGTAAAATATATTTTGTTGTTTAGTGTTGCAATTTTATTGACCATTCCATTGAGCAAGAACGCGCTTCAATTCTTCGATGACTTTCATCTCTTCGTCTACTTCGCTTACAAAGTCAAAGACTCCTTCGACGGAGAAACCCTTGAACTCGCCTGCTTTTACTTTTGCCCATACATCGTCGTTGTCTATTAAGTAAGACACGAACCACGAACCATCTGCTACGTCTTCGTAACCTTTAGGAGGCATTACACCTCTCTCTCTATCTACGATGTAAGACTCAAACAAAGACACACCTTCTTCGATTGGAGTCTTGTGATGAGCGTTGACACTATCATACTTGTTTGAACGCGCCCACTTCTTCGCTATCTTAAAAATAGAATCCTTATCAAAGACAACGTAGTATTCACCACGAACAGCATCGCGTCGATAGATAGGCATATCAGCAACCATAGCAACTCCCGAAACAATTCTTTTTTCTTCATCTTGAATCGCAAACTTTTGAGTGTTGTTAAAGGCTTGAAAATCTCTTTCTACTGCAGGTGCTTCAACAAGCGATACAAAGTCGATGCCAGTTTCTTCGTCAAACTCGTTGATGTCTAGTCGATAGATTGGTAGATTCATACTCATAAATAGCGTTTATTTGACTATAGATACTTTTTTGTTGTTAGATACTCGTTGTTGTGTACGAGTGATGTCACCTTCTAGAACGTATACGCGTTGTTGTTGAGTGAGTTGCTCGTTCCCTCCTTGTTGCAATAGAGACGAAGTTGTTTGAGGTGCGCTCATTTGAGGTATACCACCACCACTTTGTTGAGATGCTTGTTGAGAATTGAACTTTGTCGCTTTGAGTTTTGCTACTTGTGCGATACCAAACGCACCTGCGAGACCTGCTTGTATGTAAGGGTATGCAGGAATGAAAGCCGTGATAGGTGAATCTTGCGCAGTCTTGTACGCGTTTTGTACACCTTCAATAGTTGACATTATAGTCGACGCAATCTTCATCGCTTTCGAGAAATTGAACGCTCTCTTTTGTGACTCTTCGTCTTGACGTGCGAATGCGTTTGCAAGTTCTGCGCTTACATCAAAGAAGTCTTTTGCAAGTTGAATCAATTCACTATTGTACGCTTGTACTGCGATAGCGAATTTCTCTTGATTCGTGTATTTAGCGCGATAAGTACCTTCGTCTATCTTGACAAGATTTTCACCTAGATTCTTCTCTTCTTTTTCTTTTGTTGCAATTCCTTTGCGAACGTCTTTCAACTCTTTCTCGCGTAACTCTTGACGCTTGTAGTTGTAGATATTCTCAAGAATCAAAAGTGCTTCTTGATTTTCGACGTATTGCTTGCGAGCGTTTGCGTACCATTGTTGAAGTGCTACTATCTCTTTGTTTGCTTCGTCTGCTTGAAGCATTCTTAACTCTTGAGTCAACGAGCGTACCTCATTTCTTCTCTCTTTTGCTCTATCGCTTGCTTCTTTTGCTCTATCTGCGTTGTACTTCTTCTCGTCTTCTGCAAGAATAGCAAGAGCGTTCTTTGAATCGTCAATGATTTTGCCCCATTCTTTCTCCTTGTTCTTGCCATAGTTTTTCCGTGCTTGAGCAAGTTCGTTGTCAAGTTTCTCACGTTGCTTGATGAATGCACCTACTTCGTTGCCTCGTGCTTTGAGAAGCGCAATCTCCCTGTCTAGTTGCTCGTTGTTCTTCTCTGTTGCTTTGTTGTATTTCTCCAACGCTCTCTCACTTGCGCTAGTGATACCTACGAAGTCTGTGAATTGTTGTACGAGACCACCGATGAAGTTTGCAAATGTCTTCAAGCCGGGAATCAAAGACATCACCGCATTCTTAATCTTGTCAAAGTTTGCGATGACGATAGGAAGAATAATGAGTAAGCCACCAAACGCAAGAGAAGTCATTTGACCTAGATTCTTGAACGCTTGCATCACCGTTCCTTTGATGTTCTTTGCAATCGCGGTGAATTGTTGTTGTATTTTGCCAAGTCCTTCTAGCCCGTCAGCAAGAGCCATCGCGCCTTGAAGTTTGACCATCGTCTTTTGTAGGTCTTCACTCTCGCTACCAAAGAGAGCCATTGCACCTTGCGCCGCTTGAAAGCCACGAGCGACACCTTGAACGATTGTTTGTACTTGAGCGAACTTGTCGGGGTTAACTGCTGACACACGGTCATTGAAGTCCTCCATTCTATCGCGAAGTTGTGCAAGTCGCTTCTCGGCTTCTACTGCTTCTGGCGAAAACTCACCAAAAGCGCGAACCGCTTCTTGTGCTTCTATTGTTGCTTGACGAATTTCGCCTTTGAAGCCTTTGAGGTTCGATTTGACTTCGAGTTCTACCGTTGATTTAATTGCCATTTTTAGTGTCCTTCTGCTATGATGTAAAATTGTACGCCATCAGTTGTGATGACATCGTATGAATGATGAGTTGTTTGAGTGTGTGAATCACTACCATCAATTTGTGCGCTTGTTGCTGTGTCTATTGTAACGCTATTACCGCTTTGAGGTTTTTTGATTACCCAAGTTTTACCGCTTAACGACGTAGGGTCTGGCAAAGTGATTGTCAAACTACCTGCGCTTGTATCTGCAAGAATCAACCAATCGTCTTTTGTAGCGTTGTAGTTTGTGCTTACGTTACGAACTGCACCACCACTCAAGAAATTAGGGTACATCTCGTAGTTGCCTACGTACATCGTATCTGGCTTTGTAACTTCAAAGTCATCACAAACGACAGCGATTGAGTTATCTGCGCCCTCTAGGAACGAAGTATTCACACTAGCGAACGCGCTTGAGTTGTCGTTGTTTGAAGATTGCACGATACCATCACCTACGAATACACCACTACCTCCATTTGACGTGCCTACAGATACGCCTTTGATGCCGGGCTTGAATGGTATACTTCCACCGGGGTAGATGTCACCATACGTCTCGGTTTGTTGCCCTTGACCTGTACCTGCGCCTATTGTCTTTTGCGTGATTGTCGCGGGTTGTATGAACTGCGCAAGTAAGAACTCGCACAAGTACACACTATCTCCGTTTGGGTCGTAGTCTTCGATTTTGTTCAAACGCCAGTACTGACCTTCAAAGAAAAAAGCGTCACTAAACGATAGATTCAAATAGTCTTTCGTAGTGATGCGAAAATACGCTCTCAAAATCTTTGAGTTCTTTGACGTTATTTCAGTCAAGAAACGATAGTAGTAATTATTTACAAGATTCGAGTTCGTGTACTTGTATCCTGCGCCTAGACCTATCTCACGAGGCATACCAAAATTGATGTCGAAAGTAGGGTTTGAGATAGAGTCAAGATGCGTAGTGATAGGTATTGAAAAACGATTCGAGCGATTTACTCCTACGCCTGCGTATTGTGCGTAGAGCATCCAATTGACACCACTCACTAGACCGCTATAATACATCACACGTAAGTCACCATCTTGCGAGTTTGGTACATACGACAAGACGAAGTTCTTTTGATTGTTGTAAGAGCGTATTTGAGTAGGTGAGAAAACGACTTCAATCTTTTTCTCTTCTTTGACGAATTGATTCTCGACTTGATATGTGCGAGAGCCGTATGTAGTTTGATATGACTCTTGATACAATACGTTCGCGTCGTCTTTGCCCTCTTTGTATTGGAACTTGTATGGGTTTGCTTCTAGTTCTCCCATAGGTACAATCTCGACGCTTTGAGAGTAGTCTAGTTTTTTCGTCCAATCTACTTGAGCGCCGTTGTAGAACTCGTCACGAGGTACGATTCTCAACTCTTTAGGATTGTCTTGATTTGGCTCTATGTACAAATTGAACATCTTCACAAACGAAAGCAAGAGTTCGCTTTGCTTGACTTCGCTATTCATAAAGACTGCAAAATCTACGGTCTCTCCATAGCCATAAGTGAACGCTGTCAAGTTATTCTCGATGTAAGAATTTGTCGAGATGTCAAGTTGAAATTCGCCATTCGTGAGATTGTATGCGTTTGCGTTGTCGTAGACTTGAACGAGTTTGAACTCAACTACGTCACCATTTAATATTGTGCTAGGTGCAAAGTACAAGTCGATGTTGAAAGCAGGCGACCCAAAGTCTATCGTGATAGTCGATGTCGTGCGTTTTACGCCGTTGACATACAAGCCAAAGACAAGCCAGATGTCTTCTTGATACACGGGCATATACCCCGTAGAGTTGTAGTTGATACCTAGCGAAACGTCGAAGACATAGTTCCCTCCCACTGGGGCGGTGAATTGACCCGTCGTAGGGTTGTAGTTACCTCCGTTGTCGTAGTTGCCACTAGTAGAGTCGTTTTGAAATATAAGCGTAGACGACAAGTCTAGTGATTGTGGTGTCGTGATTCTTGATGCTTTGAATCTTCTTGATTCTAGCGCGTTCGCGTCAATAGTCAACGACGATGGCGGTGGTATCACTAACCTTTTGAATCTATCGCTATTGAAGAAAGAGTCGTTTGTGTAAGTGTACGACGCATTCGAAAACATCTTGTCTACGATAGTCTTTGCGTAGAGACAAGGCGTGAACTCGTTAGTCTCCCATAGAGAGATGTTGCGAGGGTGACCCTTGTCAATCATTGCGTACATATAGCCCTCACCATAAGTGAACGCTTGAGTCGACCCATTCTTGTAGATTTGAGTTGCCCACGAATCGATGACGTTACCACTAGAGAGAGTGTGATTGTACTCGCTAAAGTCTAGCGCGTTTAGTTTGCGCTCACTTAAAGTGGTGAACAAGTCTGCAGTTTGCCCGTGAAGAGTTACCTCGTACACGATGTGTGTAGAGTCGTCAACACGAATAGACAATAGACGCAAGAACCCTCTTAACTGCTCAATGCCGTCACTATATAAGATGATATCTGCTTTGAGATTAGGGTTGTAATCGTACACAAATTGTACGTTTGATTCTATCGTTTGCTCTACTTCAAACAAGTGAGAGAAAATAATGTTGTTCGTCTTCGAGCCGGGGATTTCAAACGTCTTCGTCCACTCACTAGAACGCGCTTGAGGTTCTCTAATATCTGCAATTGAGCGCGTGATGAGCGTACTTATGTTGTTATATGTGTCGAGTTTGCGTTGTACCCACGAACCACCTAGAGCGATTTCTTTTGAGATACGACAAGACTCACCTTCTTCAACACCACTCAAGATACGACTCTCGTAATTTGCTTCTATTGTCTCAAGCAATGAAGCAGGAATCGACACATAAATTTCTATCATTGTCTTTGTCTCTTACTATCGAACGAATATACAACGTCAATCTCTAGATTGAAGACTTTATCTTGTACGTGCTTCTTGACTTCGTAGTTTGATGTCTCGATGTTGACTGCTACGAGCGTAGTTCCATCGTACATATACACGACAGGCGAATCAATCAAGTCTTTCAACCATTCGCTTTGTGCTTCTGTAATCCAGTTCGAGAACAATTTAACCCTATGAGTTGAAATTGTGTCGTAGTTTTTTGACTTAAAAGATGAAGTCTCGTAGGCGTAGGTCGCACCTAGCGTGTAAGGGTTTGCGAGATACGTCTTGCGTTGAGTGTCGTATGTGTCTCGTCTTACTTTGTTGAAGCGAAACGAGTCAAAGCCACCTAGAGAGTTTAAGAAAAACAAGTCAGTCGTCTCGTACTTTGAACACTCATCTACTAACGTCACACGATATGTCTCACTCAATGTAGTCGCACCATTTTTGAGTACGATATCGTAGTATGTCGCACCGCTAGGAATTGTCAATTGAGAGCCACTAGGGAGACGAACTATTGTTGAAGTAGGTAGAGTAAGCGTTTGTGTACTTGCGTTGCTATACGTGATGACTGCGCTTGTAGCGGTGTTTCTAATAGCGTACAAGAAGTCTTTTTGTGTGCGTTGTATAATCTTCGAGCGAATAGGTGTCAAGAACTTGCCGTCACCATCCATCGTGTATTGACCATTGTAGTTCACTAAGTCAATCGAGTTGAGTGATGCGTTCCACACGTTGCCAGTAGCACTCGTCAAGTTTGTATACTCTACTATGCTACCTGTTGCACTTGCACTATACTCGTAGCCAAACTCTACTTTGTAAGACATCGCGCTATTTGCGCAACCACTAGCGAGAGTGTCGTTGATGTTGAAGTCGTAAGTGACGTAGTTCTCTAGAATGCGAGAGATATTGAAGACTCCTTTGTTTGTCGAGCCATAGTAGATAGGTGCTTTGAGTTTTGCTAGAGTCGTTGTGTTTTTCTTTACTTCACAAATAAACTTAAAATTGTCTTTCGTGTAGATTGCACCGCTTGACTCTGTGATAACGAAGTTCGTATCATTGTAAGCAGGTGCGTTCGCGTTGGGTTGTTGTGTGATAGAGAGTGCCACGTATTAAAATAGCATCGCAACACTCTCGTCTCAAAATAGTCTTTGTCACTCTTATTCGTAGAAATGTGACTTATATGTATCTAAAAGCATATAAATTGTGCGATTTATGACACGTTATATGTAAAAACGTACACTATTGTCACAAAAATCATACATAAGAATTGGCAAAATTCATGCAATACAAAAACTATAAATCGACACTATTCGCAAAAAGTGTCAATTTGTAGTAACAAATTTCTACTAGTATTTGTTACAACATCTCATTGAGAACAGCGATGACGTAAGGTTGAAAACCCTTGTTCGCGCTTTGCTCTAGTCGTTTGTTGCGCTCTTGCGTTTGTGCTTTGTGGTAGGCGATTGCGTTGAAGAACTCTATCAAAGGCATATCTAGAAAGAACTCCCATTTTGTTCTATCACGATTCGCCATCTTGTCGACCAGTTCTAGCCACGCGAAAGGACTTACCTCTACTTTGTCAAGTTGCTCATCTCCTGCTTCAAATAATCGAGGGTAGCGGTCAACAACTGCGGATAGAGTGCCAAGAAAAAAGACGCGTAAGAATAAGCAAACGAGCAACTCAAAGTCTTGAAGTCTTCGCATCGCTCTTCAAAGTTTTGTGCGACTTGACCTTTCGAGATTTTCACGCGATAGCCAAAGATGTCTACTTCGTACGAGAGCATCGCTAGAATCTTGTGTAGGTTCTCAATGATGTCGTCTGCTTTGATTTGTTGCAACGCGATGAAGTGTTGAGCGTGCATCTCTTGAGCGTTCGTAATTAGACGATAGCGTTTCTTCAAGTGCTTGAAAGCGAACATTGGTTTCTCTTGTGGTAACTCGTTCAAGAAATTCAACTTTTCTACTTCTTTCAATATCTTCTCAAGCGACATCTCTTCGACTTCGTCGATGTCTAAGCGATTGACTATAGCGATTTGATGTACGCGTCGTTCTACTCCTTCAAAGTGATTGATTGAAGAGAGTTCTTGTAGTTGTTCGATTGTTATGTTTTTCCAATTCATTTATGCAAAGTAAAATAATCCCGGTCTATTCTTTGACTTGCAATCTAACGCGAGAGCAAGAGAGCAAACGCAATCGTCGTGCAAGCCACTAGGTGCGCTATATCGTACACCTGTGCGAGTGTACTCGTACTCGAAAGACTCCATCTCGTAGCCGATAGGGTCTTCTGGGAAACGTATTTCTGTGCGTTGTACTGCAAGAACTAGACCCTCGATGAGTTGTTGCTTCGATTGCGATGTAAACTTGAAACCTTGAGCGCGAGAACACGCTCTTTGTATTTGCTCGACGACTGGGTCTCCTACGCCTGTTGAGTCGATGAAAGCGGGCGTGTTTTGTACGAGTTGAATGATGCGTTGTTGAGTTTGCCCCCAATCACTTTGAAAGCGTTCGCAATATGATACGCAATTATTCGCATCGATACCAATGATGACCGTATAATCGGTGTATTTCGCAAGGTCAATCCCATACGCTACGACTTGAGAGTTTGTTGTAGGTTGATAGCAAGCGCGAATCGAATCAATACCAAAAGGGTTTGACTTGTCGTCAGCAGGCTCTGCCAAGTACAACTCATCGAACACGTGCTTTGGTAAGTCTCGCTTTGCTTGTTCTACTTCATCGAGTTGAAGTATGCCTTCATTGACTGCGTCGTATGCCGTAATCTTGAAGTACTCATAGTCTTTCTCTCCTTGCTTTGCGCGTTCACCTAGTTTGTAGAACCAATTCTTTTTGCCCTTGACGTTACCTATCAACTTGCATTTGCCTTGCGTTGCTGTGAGAGTAGAACGAAGAGCGAACCAAGATTCTTCTCGCGCTCGTGATGCTTCGTCAAAGACACAAGCGTATACGTCGTCACCATACAAGTTGTCGGGCTTCTCTGCGCTCTTGAACTCGATTCTCGCACCTGTGGGAAGCGTCAACAACAACTTCGATTCGTTTGTCGTGAAGAAGTCTTTTTGTGTGACTTGCGTCTTCATACGGCGATACGCGATTTCTGCTTGTTGGTATACAGGTGCAACCCACCACACACTTTGACCATCGCGCAACTTTAGTGCTTGTTCGAATAGCCAGATGATGTGTGATGCGGTCTTACCTGTTTTAGTACTCGCCGCGGTGATTGTGTATCTCGCTTGTGAGTCGAGAATGTTCTTTTGATAAGAAGTCAATCGAGGGCGAACGTACTCTATTTGCATATGCTTTCGTAGAATTTCATTCGTGATATATTCCACAACTTGATGTCGTGAAACTTGCGAGAGTAGTACGAGTTTGAAGAACCTAGTTGAGAAGCGTTTGTCATCGCTTGCTTGATTGCTTCGTACCACTCGTCGTTCTTTGCGAAGATGACACCACCATTGTCGATGTGATTCAAGTAAGGCTCACAAGCACTCACGACGATAGGCAACTCGTATGCACTCGCTTCGAGAATCTTTAACTCACTCTTACACGAATTGAACTTTGTCGTTTGTAGAGGTGCGATTGCTAGGTCGAAGTGTTTGTAGACTTCACCGTATGCGTTTGCGCTAGTGCCACGAACGACGTGAAACCAATCGCCTTTGAACATTGCGCAGATTGAATCCCATATATCGCTAGGTGTGTACCCACACAAGTAGAAGTCGATGAGACCTTCTTCGCCTAGACGAGTGATTGCGTCTACTACGAGTTTCAAATCTTCGTGGTGTGTGATTCCACCTACCCACCCTACTTTGAATTTCTCGTTCGCTAGTCGTGAGTGTCTCCATTGCTCGTGTTCGTAGTCTAAGCAATTAGGTAGAACGATTGCGTTCTTGTTGTATTGCTTGACTTGGTCGAGTAGTTGTGGCGTTGTGCAAGTGACACCATCTGCGTAGTGAAGAGCGTCTTTGATTGCGTTCTTGATTCCGTTGCGATACGCCCAATATGCTGGGTTAAATTTAGGCAACACCCAATAGTCATCAACGTCTACAATGTAAGGAGTCTTCGCTTGAGCAATCTTCTTCAAGATGTCGTAGTGATGCTTTCCTAGCCAACGATTGAAAACTACTAGGTCGTAGTTCTTGAAGTCAACTAGATTCATCATTGTGTCGCTATCTTGAGCGATGTCTATTGTTGCGTATTCGTCGAGTTGTAGACGCATCAATGGCGTGTATATCCTGTGATACACAACGCCATTCATTCCGTCTGCTAGTGCAAGTATTCTCATTCGTTAGGTGCTATTGGGATTGGCATCCAGTACTCAACTTGAATAAGTCGATTCGTGTGTTCGTCGACCCACATCTCGTCGAGGTATCTCGCAAGAGCGATGTCGCCTTGATAAGTCTTAACGAGTTTGAGTTCGTCATCAATCGGTGGTAGTACGTCGCTACCTCTCCACGTCTTCTTCATTAGAATTTAGGTTTAGGCAAAGATAGTGAATGTGTCGCTTTTGATTTCTCGTTGACTTCTTTCATTCGATTGCAATTGACACGTACGTCTCCGTATTGGTTGACGATGAGTTCACCGCTTTCGATAGCGTCGTTGAGTTTCTTGATGTTGATTGATAGGTTGAGTCCGTACTCGTTCTCCCATCCGTTTCCGATGTAGGTTGTCATTAGTCTAGTTTTAAAGTTATTTTAATTGGTTCTTCTGTTCGTATTGTTGTCTCTACTTCTTCCTTTGGTTTACCGTGTACTCTCGTGAGTAAAGTCTCAAGCGAGAAGAGAGAGTTCTTGTCGTGTGATTTGAGTAGCGCACCTGCGACGATGCGTTCTAGAATAGTGTAGTCGTTGCCCTTGTCAATCTCTGTGAGTTCTTCTCTTGACATTGCGACCATATTCATCAAGGTTTGATTGATGTCGTCTTTTGTATAGCCTAGCCCTTTGAGTTGAGTGACTAGTTTCTTTGGTCTTCCGTTAGGGTTTGTAACTACTCCCTTTTGAAAGGGCTTCAAGTTTTTGATTGAGTTCTCGTGTGCCATAGTATTCTCTATTTGTTCTTTATTTTTGACACTTAATCAAAGCGATTCGATGCTTCTCTTTGAGAAAGTCTTTGTACTGCTTTTGGTCTCCGAATTTTGTGTGACATTCTCTACACAACGCTTGAAGATTTGTGATGACATCTCTTGTATTTGAGCCACCCATGCCACGTGCTTCGATGTGGTGAATGTCTACCGCAGTTCTCTCACACACTTCACAAGGTATGAAGTCGCTTATGTCGTAGCCAAAGTGATTGAAGTATGTCATCGTGTGCTTCTTCATATTTCAAGGTTGTACTCGTTGAGTAGTTGATGGAGTTTGTCTCTTGTCTCTTGTAGTGCTTTGTGAGTGTCTTCGCTTTGATTGTCGGGTGCGTACTTCGTCAAACCTCTCAAGTGTTGGTCTAGATGAAAAGCAACCATAGCGAACTTGTAGCCGTTTACTGCCATATCAAATTGTTCTCTCTCTTCGTCAAGGTTGAATTCAAGTATTGCTTTCATCTTTTACTCTTTAGTATTATACTCATTCGTCTCATAGATTTCTTTTGCTTTTGCGAATCCTGCGTTGTATGCCATTTGTTGCTCTAGTTTCTCTAACATCGTGAAGTTGAAGATGAGGCTCTCTGACATCTCTAAGTCTGGCACTTGATGACGCACGTGTTCTATGAGTCTTTCCATTGGTGTTTTCATTGCTCTCCGTATTTCTGTTCGTAGTATTGTTTTGGTGTAATTTTCAAATCGAGTAATCCACTTATAGCACCTTCACAATGAGCGTGCTTCATTTGCCACTCTTCAATACGAATCAACTCTTTGCATTTGATTATTAACTCAAGCGGTATCGTGTACTCGTGTTTCATCAACTCGTCGTACATCGTTTGCATTGCTGTTCTCATTGTTTGCTATTGCTTGAAATTCACTTATGATATGAGTGATAATTCTCATCACATCATATTTGTCTTTTGTAACTGACGATGTGAACTCAATTTCTATTTCACTTTCTCTTTGCTTGATACGTATCTTCATTGCTTTTTTCTTCTGCGCTTTGGTTGCTCATCGTCTGCGATAGACGCTCTTTCGATTGCTTGTTGTTTCTCTCTCCATTCTGCTTGCTCTTTGATTGAGTTTAGTTTTTGGTTGCAAAAAATCAAGAGTGAGAAATAACTCTCAACAAAGCAAGTAGAGCAAGATGGCATCGAACGACCATACAAAGAGTGATAGACGCTTCTTAAACGATGCGCTTCTTCGGGGTTCAATGACAACACTTGTGTCTTTTTGTACTCGTTGTATTTCGGTTCTAGACTTACAACGAACTCGATGTCTTCAAAATTCATATTTTAGTTTCTAATAGTGCAACAATGATAGTAGAGATAGACGCGTAGAGAATACCTACGAGACCGTATTGATACGTGAAGTAGGCGAGACCAATCCAAAACGACATACAAAATGCGCAATCAAAAGGCTTCATTCGTTGCCAGTTGAAAGGGTTACTTCCGTAGATGTAAGACTTGATGTAGTCTGCAGGTTTGCCAAAGTTTACGAGTATGATGCTAAATGAAGCAATACCCAAGATTTCCAGATGTGTCATCAATAGTGATTTTTATAGTATAGTTGTGCTAGAACTTGCGCTTTGCTTGAATGCGCGTTTAAGTCTGTCTCATAGCCGTCGACGAATGCTTTCTTCAATAGTGCTTCTTCTTCTTCGACGAGTCCGTAAAATTGCTTGTGAAGTCTTCTCACTTCTTCTGCTTTCAAAGTGTCTCCGTGTTCTTCGTGAATGT